GTTATGTTAGCGCGGAGGGGGCGTGCGTGGACGACGACAACGGAGGAGCGATGCCATCAAGCGCAGGGTACGAGCGGGACTACGCGCGGGAGTATGCGGGGCAGAAAGCGCGCGGAGAGAGCGGCACGGGCTCGCAGAGCGGGAACGCGAAGCGGAAGCGGCTGCGGAGGGCGGTGTTGAAGCGGAAGGCGGTGAAGAAGGGCCAGGACGTGGATCATGTACGCCCGTTGTCCAAGGGCGGCGGGAACGGCGTGGAAAATGCGCGCGTCGTGTCCAAGGGGACGAACCGGAGCTTTCCGCGCAAGGCGGATGGCTCGATGCGCTAATCACAGGGAGTGGTACATGTCAACGCGTAAGCACGCGGTGAGTGAGGAGCGGAAGGCGGAGGTGGTGGCGGAGGTGCTGGGGAGGATGGCGGATGGGCAGACGGTGAAGGAGGCCGTCACGGCGATGAAGCTCGACGCGTCGGACGGCACGGTGCGCCGGTGGATGACGGAGCGCGAGGAGTGGGCGGGAGAGTATCAGCGCGCCAAGAAGCTCATGGCGAGCGCGATGGCGGAGGAGGCGTTACGGGTGGCGCGGGAGAGCACGAATTACTCCAGCGCAGCAGATCGGGTGCTGATCGAAACGCTGAAATGGGCAGCGGGGAAGGCGAATCCGGCAGAATACGGGGATCGCCAGACCGTGGAGCATCAAGGCGCGCAAACGCTCCAGGTGAAGATCGTGGAGGACGACGTGCCGGTGAAGAACGTCCGAGCGATGACCGACAGCGCCAAGGAGGTCGTGAGCGGGGCGATCATGCAGATCGCCGTCCAAACCCCCCTGCGCATTGCAGCCGGTGAGGATTAAGCGAAGATGAGGGAAAGATTAAGATTTGATGAAGTTTGCATGAAGGGGGATTGACAGCCAGCGCCAAACCCCAGAGGTTGGGGGGAGAAGTGAGAGGGGGGATGAACGCGAAGCGTACGCAAGACGAATACGCGAAACGGTTCATGTCAACACGCTCACGAGAGCACGAGAGATCTCGGTGCGGGGTGGAGCAGTGGTAGCTCGGTGGTCTCATACACCACAGGTCGAAGGTTCGATTCCTTCCCCCGCTATATGACACACCCTGCGCGTCCCCCCTCACGAACACTGCACCGCTGCGCGTGGTGCGGGGAATGGGGGCGTCCGGCAGCGGGCGAGCCGTGCGGGAAGTGTGGCGAAGCGTATGTGCCGGTGCCCAATACGGGCCGACCGATTGGTTCTACCCAGGAGACTCGTGCGCGCCCCGTGGACGGCTGAGGAAGAACAAACCCTGCGCGAGCTGGTGGACGCGGGCCTGACGATGGCGCAGATGGCAGAGCGCATGGGCCGGTCCATTAGCTCGATTAAAAACAAGCAGACCACGATGGACGTGGGCGTGGTGCGGAACCGGCGCAAAGAGATGCCCGCGCTGGATCGGGCCCTGTTTGATGGGTCCACGAAGATCGGGGTCGAGCAGATTCCGGAGTGGCTGGAGCAGCTACGCCCCGTCGCGCTCCCCGCCCCAGACACCCCAAAGCGCACGGCCACCCCGAATCCGTACACGCTGGTCGCGGGCGACTTCCATTTTCCTGCCCAAAGTAACGCCAGCCTTGCGATTCTCCTGGAAGTCATCAGCCAAGTGCGGCCAGAGCGGCTGATCCTGAACGGCGATACCGTGGACCTGTTGGCGGTGAGCCGCTACCCCAAGGACCAGCGGTACACGTGGGATTTGCGCCAAGAAGTCACCGAGTTCCACAAGTTTCTGCACATGGCGCACAGTTTGGGCGCAGGGTGGGGCATGGATCTGGTGGAAACCGAGGCGAACCACAGCGGAAACGGGACCGCGAGCCGGTGGCATCGCTACCTAAGTGACCGTGTACCAGTGCTTTACGGGCATCCGAGGGCGGAAGAACTGCTGGATTACCAGACGTGGTTCTACCCCGAGTGGTGCCCGATTCGCTTACAGGACCACGTGATGGTCGCCGATGAGCTGCTGATCCTCCACGGCGACCTCGTACGCAAGCACGCGGCCTACAGCGCCCGAGGCCATGCCGAAAAGTGGCACAGCAGCGTGATGCACAGCCACACGCACCGCATGGGCAGCAGCCTGGAGCGGATTCCAGCAGTAGGAAACCGACCGGAGCAGGTGCGGCGGGCGTACGAGATCGGCTGCATGTGCGACTTGAACCCCAGCTACGTCAGCGCCCCGAACTGGACCAACGGCTTCGCCATCATCGCGCACGGCGAGGAACAGGGGAGCTATGGGGTAGAATTAGTGAACGTGGTGAAGGACCGTGCCGTGGTGACCACGCTGGGCCAGACCATTATCGCACAGCCTGTGTAACATGTCGCCCTCCAAGAAATCCGTCAGCTTTCCGGCGCTGCCCAAGACCCTCATGGCCCCCGCAGGGGAGGTGACGGTCGTGCTGTCCCCCAAGATCAAGCACCCCGATGGGGATGAGTGCTGGGGTACCTGGGACGACGCGACGCGCACCATCACGCTGGACAAAACGGCGATGAAGCGCCACCAGTGGCGCGTCCTGTTCCACGAGCTGTGTCACGTGGCGCTTGACGACGCGGGGCTGTCCAACGGCATGAACTACGAGCTGGTCGAGGCCGTCTGCGACGCCATCGCCAGCGCCAGGATGCGGGAGCGGTTCGGCTGATGGCGAGCGCCAAGGGCAAGCACAAAGGCGGCACGGAGACCGTGGTGCGGCTCCACAAGCGCCATCCAGGGCAAGCGGCCATTGCCAGCCACGCCGCCCGCTTCCGCGTGGTCATGTGTGGTCGCCGGTGGGGGAAATCGGCCTGCGGCATCCGCGAAGTGTGTGATGTGGCGCTCGCCGGAGAGCCTGCGGCGTGGTTTGCGCCCAGCTACAAGATCGCACTCGAGGCGTGGCGTGAGCTTGTGGATCGCCTCGCGCCGGTGACGAGCCGCGTCAGCGAGCAGGACAAGCGCATCGAACTCGTGACGGGCGGGATCGTTGAAGTCTGGACGCTCGATACGCCCGATCCGGCCCGTGGCCGTAAGTACAAGCTCGCGGTGATCGACGAGGCGGGCATCGTGCGCGATTTGCTTGAGGTCTGGCAGGCCGCGATCCGCCCGACGCTGGTCGATCTGGGCGGGCGCGCGCTGATCTTGGGCACGCCAAAGGGCCGACGGCACGGATTTGTCACGCTGTTTAACCGAGGGATGACCGATGACCCCGATTGGCAGAGCTTCCGGGCCTCGACGCTGGAAAACCCCTACATACCGGCAGCGGAGGTGGAAATCGCTCGCCGCGAACTCCCGCCAGAGGTCTTCGCGCAGGAGTTCGAGGGCATCCCAACCGACGACGGCGCCAATCCATTCGGTCTCGACGCGATCCGGCGCGCCATCGGTGACGTTCGCGACGGCCTCAGCGCGACCCAACCCGTCGTCTACGGGGTCGACTTGGCCCGAAGCCTCGACTTCACGGTGGTCTGTGGTCTGGATGCATACCGAAGGGTAGTCTCGCTGGAGCGATGGCAGTCGCCGTGGGCCGTTACCAAAGCCAAGGTGCAGGCGCTGGTGGGGCAAACGCCCATTGTCGCGGACGCGACGGGCGTTGGCGACGCGATTGTGAGCGATTTGCAGGCGATGGGCGTCGATGTGACCCCGCACGTGTTCACCCAACCGTCGAAATTGCGCTTGATGCAGCGACTCGTCGCGGCGTTTCAAGGCAACGAACTCACCATCCCCGATGGGTGGCTGATCTCAGAGCTTGAATCGTTCGAGTTTCAGTACACCGCAACGGGGGTGCGCTACGAAGCGCCACCAGGATTGCACGATGACGGCGTGATGGCGCTCGGGTTGGCGCTGTACGGGTGGGACCGCGTGCAAGGCGTGCCGCCAGAAGCCCCACCGGGGTTGCGTCATGTTGCAGATGATCCGAATATTTCTTACGAGGCCGAGTCCGCACGGTTGGCAGGCACGCCAGTCGGGGATTTCGTGGCACAACTACCCGGAGGCTGGTGATGGCCAAAGAAAAGCGTGGGATGGAGGCCGTTTTGGCGAAGACCAGCAAGGTCGGACGCCCGCGGAAGCCCGTGATGCAGCGAAAGGGCAAGGGGCCAGGCGTGGCCATCATGATCGCCGTCGGGAAGCCCAAGGGCGAGGCGGAAGAAATGCCCAAAATGGGCAAGGGCCCGTCCATGCGTGAAGAACTGGACGCCTCGAAGGGCGAAGGCCTGACGAAATCGCAGAAAATCTCGGCGCTGCAGGAGAAAATCGCCTATCTCAAGGCGGAGTTGGCGCTTCTCGAGGGAGAAGACGACTCCGAAGAGGAGATGGACGACGAAATGGGCGACGAGTCCGACGACGAGGACTAATGCCCTCTACGCCTGCATGGCAACGCGCCGAAGGGAAGAACCCAAAGGGTGGCCTGAACGAAAAGGGCCGCGCTTCACTGCGCGCGGAGGGTCGGGACATCAAACCGCCGGTGAAAAAGGCGGAAGCGGCCCGATCTGAGACCAGCGCGAAGCGTCGCGTGGCCTTTTGCAAGCGGATGCGGGGCATGAAGCAAAAACTGACCAGCGCAAAGACGGCAAACGATCCGAATTCGCGCATCAACAAAAGCCTTAGAGCATGGGAGTGTGACTGATGCCGGGAGGAATCATCAAGGGAGCGGCCGTAACGGTCGCCGCCGTCGATAACGCTGCGTCTGTGACGGGAATCCCGTCGGTCGCGCACGTTGCCGTCCAAATCGTTGGCTCCATGAGCGCCACGATCACGTTTGAGACGACCGTGGACGGGACGAACTGGGTCGCAACCACGCTGCTGCCTGCCGCGAGCACGACAGGCGTCTCGACCGCGACCGCGGCGGGGTTGTGGGGCGGGAATATCGGCGCCGTCGCCGGATTCCGCGCACGCTGCAGCGCCTACACCAGTGGATCGCCGGTCGTTACGGTACGCGTCGCCACGTTGTGACGATGCACTGGGATGCGGTGCTCATTGCGTCCATGTGGGTGGGCGTGGCGATTTATACCGTCTGGTCACTGCGACAAACGGCACAGGACGCCATTGCGGCGTGGAAGCCCACGCCCACCGACGCACCAGCACTAATTACAAACGCTGATGTCCCCGAAGACCTCGTGGCCATCGCGATGAACGAGAACGAAACGTGGGCGCAGGAAGAAGTGATGCGCGTCATCCGCGAGCGATACGAGACCTATAACGACTGGAACAAGGTCCGAGCCGCGATGGGCTTGGGACGGAGAGATTAACCCATGACGACGCCACTGCAGCCCGAGATGGACGATCCGACGTTTGCCGGAGCCGTGATGGAGGACGAGATGGCCCGATTGCTGGAAGGGCTCTCGAACAACCCGCTCGGGCCGAACGAACAGGTCGCTCCCAACCCGCCGGAAAACGACGCGCGCACGCCGGATGAGCAGCAGTCCGCGCTCCTGCGCGCGCTGTATGGCCGCGACATCCCCGCGGCTGATCCACGTCTCGCGCAGGACAAGTCGGCGTGGGCGTCGTGGACGCGGGGGCTTTGGAATTCTCGGCGCGAGGCCGTGCAGATGCACCTGCACTTGGCCGAGCGGAATCGCCTGTTTCGGGCGGGGCAGCAGTGGATCAGCGCGCAGGGACTCGGGCCGTGGCGTGAACCGTCGCGCCCGCGTGACAGCGCGCGCGTGGTGTACAACATGCTCGACAAGGCGCTCGACCAGCGCCTTCAGATCATGATGGATCAGCGTCCCGGTTTTGCGGTGACGCCAATCACGAACGACCCAGACGACAAGCGAAAGGCGACGGCGCAGCAGATGGCGCTCGATTACCAGTACGAACAGCAGCAGATGCCGCGCCTCGCGCGCGAAGCGGCGTTCTGGGCGCAGACGGACGGCGTTTCGTTCTGGCACCTGTTCTGGGACAGCGACCGCGGCCCGTGGGACGAGCGCATGGGGGAAGCGCCTGGGCAGCGGAAGCCACTGGGCGACCTGAACTGCCAGACGCTGCGCGTCGAGCAGGTCCGCGTGTCGCCAAATGCGACCACGACCAAGGACCCGCACTGGGTTGTTATTCGGGAAGTTATTTCCCGACAGGAAGCCGCTTACCGTTATGGCGTTTCGGGCTTGGACGCAGCGGACACGTCCCTTTCAACTGGGAACCAGCCGACCTACAGCGGCGCAGAAGGCATTGGCGCGTGGGTGCTGACGCAGACGACGATTGGCGAGGGCCAGCGACTTCGGGACGAGGAAGTGACAGAACGCTTCACCGTCTACCTTGCTCCGCACGCCGACGCGCTCCCCGAGGGGCTGCAGATGGTGGTGGTGGGCGACGAGGTGGTGTTCGGCCCTGCCCCACTGCTCTGGAATACGATCCCCGTGGTGCGCGTGTCGGATGGCTCCAGCGATCCGTCATACTACCCGCGTCCGATCATGGAGCAGTGGATGGATCACCAGATGCGAGTCAATGCGCTGCTCTCCAAGTGGATCGAGAACATCCGCGTCAATGCGGGTGGCCGCTTCCTCACGCGCCCCAACGCGATTGCCACTGAGACGTTCATGGGAGGCGTGACCTCCATGATCGAAGTCCGTGGCGCTGGCAGCATGGGTGATTCCATCCAGCCGGTCAACGGCTTCAGCGTCGGCCCAGATGTCAAGGAAGCCTTGGCACTGGAGCAACGCGCTTTTGAGAACGCCAGCGGGTGGAACCAGATCAGCCGAGGCCAGACCACGGGCGAGTCGGGGCGTGCGATTATCGCGACCCGCGAACAGCTCGAGCGAGTCTTCTCGCCGGTTATTGCCGCAATGGCGATGGCCTACACGGACTGGGCAAAGATTACGCTGGCGGGGATGGCGTGGGGGTACGACGTCCCGCGCTCGTTGGGGGCCATCGGCAAGGGGCGCCCCGATCTCGCGCGCGCCATTAGCGCCAGCGACTTTGACGGGCAGGCTGATGTGAAGGTCGAGCAGGCGTCGATGATGCCGATGCCGATGGCGTTCCGCATGTACCTGCTGGACAACTGGCTCCAGACTGGCGTGATCGACCTCAAGGAATACCGTCGCCGCCAGCAGTTCGCGCTGGCGACCAACATCGCGTCCCCAGACGATGACCAAGAGGCGCGCGCCAAGCGCGTGGCCGACGCCATTCGCATGGGCACGCCCGTCCCCGAACTACGCTGGCAGGACAACGAAGCGATCCACCAGGATGTGCTGGACCGCGAAATCCTGCTCCAAGACGATCTCGACCCGATGATTATTGCGACGGCGCAAGAACGCTGGACCGCCTTAGCAAACCAAGCGTCACAGAAGCAGGGCGGCATGATGCCGCCTGTCGGTCCCTCGGGAGCGCCCGAGGGAGGCCAACCGACAGAAGGTGGCCCATCCGCCGCCTCCGTTCCGGCCATTCCTCCGAGCCAGCTACCGCTCGCCGCCAGCAACCCGCCGATTGGGGTCGCCCCGCTAATGCAGCAGTCATTGGCTGGCATCCCTGACGCGGAAGTTGCCGCACGGCAGGCCGATATACTGTCTCGCCAGCAATAAGGGGTATTATGTCTGCTCCCGTGATCGACATCGCCAGTGCCATCAACGACGCGGTCTCCGCTGCCATTCCAGCTCCTGCTGCCGTCGCTCCAGACGAAGGCGCAGAGACGCTGGATGCGGCAGCGGAGGACGCGCCGGTAGAGGTGGACGCTGATGACGACACTGCAGAAGCACCAGTTGAAAGCGCGGACGCTGAGGCTCCCGCTGAAGGGGTCGTCCTCCCCGACGGGTTTGTGGCGGTGCCAACGGTCAGCGAAGGGCTGGCGACCGAATTCAAGCTCATGGACGAAGAGGGCGAGGTCGAAGTTCCAGCGCTTATTGTCGAGTACAAGGCCAACGGCAAGGTGCGGCAGGACCGGCTGGATCAGGTGGTCAAGCTCGCGCAGTGGGGCGTGTACAATCAAGAGCGCGAACAGAAGCTCCAGGTTGAAGTCCAGGAGCAGATCGCGCAGTACGAAGAGGTGCTGGCCGAGCGCGAAGCGCAGATGGAGCGGCTGCTGAACGATGAGGACTACCGTGAGCGCGTGCAGGAAGCGTATCTGGCCGAAACGTCGCCAGAGCGTAGAGCACAGCGCGCGGAAGAAGCCATCGAAAACTTGCGTATTCAGCACCAGATGCAGACTATTAGTAGTAGTGGCGAGCAGTTCTACCACGCAGAAGTTGCACCAGCCATCCAGATGATCTCGGATGCACTGCCCACAATTTCTGCGGACGAGCTGGAAGCCAAGTTGGAGATGGCGCTACAAGCGCACGCGGAGCGGGCTCCAAACGGAGTCCCATATGTGCCCCCGTCACGCTACGATGCCATTCGCAAGTACATCGTCGAAGACCTCGCGATTTGGGCGCAAGCCGCCCATGTGCGCCGCGCACAGCCAGCCGCGTCTGAAAAGGCGAACGCTGAACTCGAGCGGGCACGAGTCGAATCGCAGAAGGCCAAGAGCCTGGTAGGCAAGGCCATGAAGCCTGTCGGTCAGGCTGGCAAGGCAACGGACGCACCGAAGCGTTCTGCCAAGCCTGCAACCGTTGACGATGCTATTTCAAGCGCACTGTCCTCAGTGCTGTCGAGTATCTCATCCTAGTGTTACGGAGGCATCATGCCTAATCCTACGGTTATCTCTGATGCAGAACTGACTGGTCTGCTGAAGAACGTCTATTCGCAGTTCCGTGAGAAGGTCCAGAACCTTGTCACCCCGCTCCTCGCCCAGCTCGAGAAGGGCAAGGCCGGTGGACCGCGCAACATGCGTTGGGGCGGTAACAACGTGTTCTTCGATGTGGTCGTCGGGCGTCCGTCCGGTGCCACGTTCTCGCCCTCTGGCTACTTCCCGCCCGACACGACGGCGACCGAAGTGCAGGGCAATGTGGGCGTCGTCCGCGCCTACACCACCCGTCAGGTGGACGGCCTCGCGTTCGTCGGCACCCAGAGCAAGGATGCCGCGTTCACGACCATCGCCACCAAGACGATGGAAGAAATCAAGGACGCCTCGACGCTGCTCATGCAGCAGGCGCTCCACAACAAGCAGGACGGCGTGGTGGCCCTGATCGGCACCGCTTCGACCACGACCTCCATCATCGTCTCGTCGCCGTACGGCATCGCTGGCGCTGGTCAGGGTGCGCTCCTGCTTTCGGTCGGTGACAACATCGCCGTCCTCGATACGTCGTCGTCGGATGCGGTCCTTGGCCGCGCCCAGATCACGGCGATCACCAACAGCGGCGACAACGCCACGCTGACCCTCGGCACGGCCATCTCAGGCATGGCCTCGACGGACAAGATCGTGAAGGCGACGGCGAGCGATACGTCGTTCAACAACGCCATGAACGGCCTTGTGAACATCACGAACCGTGGGGGCAGCTACGCCAGCCTTCACAACATTTCTGCGAGCACGTACAGCATCTGGAACGCGACGCAGATGGTGGCGGGGACCGACACGCCGGATGTGAACCAGCCGACTGAGTCGGACATCTGGGACCTCATCCAGCGTATCAACGGGCGGAGCGGCAAGGACGCGATGACCCGTCCGAAGGACTTCCTGCTCATGACCACGCCTGGCCTATCCAAGAAGCTCATGGAGAGCCTGGTCGGTCAGCGTCGGTTCACGGCTGGCGAGTTCAGCACGACGATCAAGGGCGGCTACAAGGCGCTTGAAGTGTGCGGCATCCCGCTGGTGCAGGATTACTACGTCCCCGCTGGCACGATCTATCTCCTCCACATCCCGTCGCTGGCGTGGGTGGATGCGAAGGATTGGGGCTTCGTGGAGTTCGAGGGTGCGGGTCCGTGGCGTTGGCTGCAGGGCCGCGATGCGTTCGAGACGACCTACGGCTGGTACGGCAACCTTGCCTGCTTGGCGCGTAACGCTCACGGCAGCATCACGGGCTACACCGACACGGCTCGCTACAGCCACATCTAACGGCGAACTGGGGGTGGTTGGCAACAGCCACCCCCTACGCGCTCCCTCTGAACGGAGACTTTCATGAGCGTAGGCAATATCTTTGCGCCATTGCCGGGACGGTTTGGGGTGCTCCCCAACCTGCTCGTCGGGCGTTGTGTAGCAGCCATCGGGAACACCACCACGACCACGTACAACTTCGGAGCGCATCCCGCTTCGTGCTTGATCAACCGTGCGGTGGTGTCGGCTGGAACGGTTCCGGCTTCAAGCGGGACGATCCTTGGCGTGCTGCAGAAGTACGATGCGTCGGCTGACGCAGCGGTTGTGCTGAGTGGCAACGTCGATCTGGAGGCGCTGGTCGCGCACGAAGGCACGGCGATCCCGCTCCTTACCACGCTGACGGACGCGCAGAAGACGCTCGACACGGGTGACACCGTGCGCTTTGTCGTGACCACGACCAACACGGTTTCGACGGCGGCGGTTGATCTGGTGGTGAACGTCGAACTGCTGGTGCAGAACTGATGACCGCCCCGGTGGTCCTGAGCCATCGGGGAACGCCCGAGCCGTCGTCTGAAATCCAGCGACGGCTTGCGGCAGTTCACCCGCGCTTGTTCCTACGGTTCGTTGAGGTGTTCGACGCGCATTGGGCGCTGTGTATGCGGTGGGAAGAGAACGACCGTCGCTATGCGGAGATGCAGCAGCAGACCATCGACCCAGATCGGGCCTTTGACATCATTGGCTATCTGCCAATGGACTGCAGCGTAGATACCGCTCCGTCGTATATCGAACGCGCACTGCGTCAGTATCCGGTGGAAGAAGTCCGCCGCGTGGCAGACTTCGTGCAAGAGTTTAACGCTACGGCTCCCGTGGCAGCAGCAATCGAACAGGCGATGGCCGAAGTGCTTGATGCGCCGGTTGCCAAGAAGCGTGGGCGTCCATCGAAGGCATCCTAAGTTTTTCTGAGGGAGTACCATGCCCAGCGTAACTCGCGCTCAACTGGTCGAGCAGACCCGTGAATACATGGACGCCGTGGGAAGTACACGGTGGACCGATAGCTTTATCCAGACGGTTCTCGCGCAAGTTTACGATGAGGAGTGGTCGAACATCCTCAACGCCGCGCCGTACTACACCTTTCAGCAGCTCCAGTTGACGACGGATGCGAACGGGCAAATCCCGTTCAGCAGCCTCAGCACGGGCAGCGGCGACGCGCAGCGTGACTTCTATCGCATCTTGTCGGTCTCGGATGGCAACGTCCTGTACGACGAGACGGCATTCCAGTACGTCCCGCTGGCGACCACCACGAACTACTTGCCGACGTACCCGCGCCTGTACTATCTGGTCGGGACGAACGTGCAGATTTTGCCGGTCGCAGCGGGAACCTCGCTGTACATCGCCGTGAACTACAAGCCCACGGCGCTCAACGACTTGTCCTCGGACAACGTCCCTATCGACTTCCCTGATAACAACCAGGGGATTATCACGGCCAGCGCGGCGGCGAAGCTCTTGCTCAAGGGCGGCGCGGAAGTCGGCGCGGCGAACAACTTCCGCAAGCTGGCCGACGAAGAGCGGCAGTCGATGCTCGACGACCTGCGCCGCCGTACGATCAACCCGACGCGTATGGCGTATCCCGACCAGAAGTACGACTGGGCGGGTGGCTAATGGCGGCAGGGGATCGCGTCCTCGACCTGCAGCCACGCTTTGACGGCGGGCTGAACAGCGTCTCCGATGAAGCTGCGGTGCAGGAGAATCAAGTCCGCACCGCGGCGAACGCGCGCCTGACTGACTACGGCGCGATCAGCAAGCGCGGGGGAACGCGGCGCACCGCTGCGGTCCTCGCCGCGCAGCCGATCACGGGCGGCTATACGTGGGCCAAGGACGACGGGACCGTGTCGGTCCTGGCGGTCTGCAACGGCAAGCTCTTTACGTCCGCGTTCAACCCGACGACTTGGACATGGACGGAGCGCACCGGCACCCTTTCGTCCAGCACGACATCGTACTTTGCCAGCTTCCGTGATGCGGGTGGCAATGATGTGGTGTACATCGCAGACGGTGGATTGCTCAACAAGTGGAACGGTACGACCCTCTCTACGAACTTGACGGGCACCGCCACTTGCTCGGCTATTGCCGTCTACAATGAACGGCTCTGGTCGTGTGGCGACCCCGCGTTCCCCGAGAGCATCTTCTACTCGGCGCTGAACAACGGCGATTCGCTGGGGGTGGACGCGTCAAGCGGTGGGCAGATTCTCGTTCGCACGTTTGGCAACGAAGCGATTGTCGGCCTTGCGGCGATTAATACCTCGCTGCTGATCTTCCACAAGCGTGGTATCTCGCGCTTGACGGGCTACGGGCAGGACGACATCACCGTGGCCCCGCAGGCGGTCACGGCGGACGTTGGTACGATTGCCAAGAACAGCATCGTCGCCAGCCAGAACATCGCCTACTTCATCTCGGAGCGCGGACTGTACCGCTGCAACGAGGCAGAAGTCGCGGCGATTGGTACGCCGCAGCAGCCCGACCCGATCCTCCCGATCATCCGGCAGTTGTCGTCCAGCGACTTCGACAAGATCAACTGCCTTATCAATCGCGCCACGAAGGAGCTGTGGATCACCATCCCCAACTTCGGGTGCTACCAGTACCACACGGTTCTCAACGCATGGTCGGGTCCGTGGGATACGGGCTATACGTCACCAGACACGACCTATCTGTTCGAGGGGCTGAACGCCTCGGGTCTCCCGATTGCGCTGCGTGGCGATGCCTCTGGCTACGTCAGTGTATGCGATGCGCCTGGAGTCTTTAAGGACAACGTCTCCAGCACGGGGACGGGTGGCGAGATATACCCCATGAGCGTCCAGATGCACCGCCTGTACTGCGGCGATGATGCGCTGGCCAAGTCGTTGCGCTGGGGGTACATCACGGCCCAGCTCAACGGTTCAGAGCAGACCCGTGTGCAGTGGAACACGGGTGAAGCGTTTGGCTCCTACAGTCTCCCGTCCAGCTATAACTCCACATGGGGCGCGTCTGGGACCACATGGGGCACTGGTACATGGGGTGGCGCTGGCAGTGTCAGCTATCGCATCCCAATGGGCGGGACAGGATATTACATCGACGTAACGATCATCGACTCTGGCGATTCGCAGCCCGTCTTTAGTCGATTCCAACTTGAAGCGTTTGCCCTCGGACGGAGATAGCGATGGCCCAAACAGTCGCACAACATAACGTCGCCTCGTTCACCACGCCGGTGAACGGGACCAGCCCGATTGACGCGAACACGGTCCGCGGCAACGATAACACCTTGCGCGTCGGGTACAACGACCACGACTCCGATTCAGGCATCCACCTCCAGTCGTCGGTACTGGCCTCTCGCCCGTCTGCTGGCGATGCGGGGCGCAAGTGGCTGACGACCGATACGGGGTCGCTCAAGCTGTTCTTCGACACCGGCTCGGCGTGGGCAGAGGTTAGCTACCTGCCGCTGGCGGGTGGCAGCATTGCTGGCAACGTGGCCATTACGGGCACCCTGAGCGCGACGGGCCTTATCACCGCCTCTGGCGGCGTGTCTGGTAACCTGACGGGCAATGTCACGGGGAACGTGACGGGCAACGCCAGCACCGCCACGGCGCTCGCCACGGCGCGGAACATCAACGGCGTGGCGTTCGACGGCACGGCCAATATCACGGTGACGGCCAGTACGCCCAACGCCCTGACGGCGGGGACGTACCTGACCAGCGCGGGGACGTTTGACGGCTCGGCAGCGCGGACGTTTGCGGTCGATGCGACGGATGCCAACACGGCCAACAAGATCGTGGCCCGTGACGCCAACGGCGACTTCAGCGCCCGGATCATTACGGCGGCGGTGAACGGCAACGCCTCGACCGTTACGGATGGCGTCTACACCACGGGCAGCTACAGCAACCCGTCGTGGATCACGGCGCTGGCTGGCAGCAAGATCACAGGGGACATCAGCGGCAACGCTGGGACGGCGTCGGCTTTGACTCCTGGTGCCACAATCAACGGCGTGACCTTCACGGGCGCGTCGAACATTACGGTCGCGGCAGCGGCAGGGACGCTGACGGGGTCCACGCTGGCGTCTGGGGTGACCGCGTCCAGCCTCACCTCGGTGGGCACCCTCTCCTCGCTGGCGGTCAGCGGGACGACGGCGCTCCGTGGCGTGACGTACACATGGCCTGCGGCTGACGGGACGAGCGGGTACGTCCTGTCCACCAACGGCTCTGGGGCGCTGACATGGATTGCCAACGGCTCGGGCGGCGGCGGGTCAGGCACCGTGAACAACGGCACGGCTGGCTACTTCGCCTACTACCCGTCCACCGGCACGGTCGTGGATGACCAGACGGTGATCTACACGGATGGCACGAACCTCGGCGTTGGCACTTCAACGGTGACGGCAGCGAAGCTGGTGGTGAATGGCAATGCCAGCTTGACGACTGGCAACGCCTACCAGATCAACGGCACCAGCGTCCTGAGCGCGTCCACGCTGGGAAGCGGCGTGACGGCGTCCTCGCTCACCAGCGTGGGCACGATTGGCACGGGCGTGTGGCAGGGCAGCGCCATCAGCGATACCTACCTCGCCACGATCAGCACGGCGGGCAAGGTATCCAACAGCGCGACAACGGCAGCGAGCGCCAACACGGCGAGCGCGATTGTGGCGCGTGACTCGTCTGGCAACTTCTCGGCTGGCACCATCACGGCAGCACTGAGTGGCAATGCCTCTACGGCGGCGGCACTTCAGACGGCGCGGACGATCAACGGAACCAGCTTCAACGGCACGGCAGACATCACCGTGACGGCGGCAGCGGGAACGCTGACTGGCACCACGCTGAACAGCACGGTCGTCTCGTCCAGCCTGACCAGCGTGGGAACGCTGACCTCTGGCGCGATTGGCTCGGGCTTCACGGCGATCGCCAACTCGGCGCTGGCCAACAGCAGCGTGACGATCAACGGCACAGCGATTTCGCTGGGCGCCAGCGGAACGGTGACGGCAGCGGCTGGCACGTTGACCGGCACTTCGCTGGCGTCGAACGTGCTCAGTTCCTCGCTTACCAGTGTGGGGACGCTCTCCAGCCTGACGCTGGGCGGCACGGTCAGCATGGTGGACAACGTCATCAGCCGTCCGCGCTTCACGGACTACGCCGAAACGTACACCACGCCAGCCATCTCCAGCGGGACGCTGACGCTGAACTTGGAGAACGGCAACGTGTTCCGCACCACGCGCAATGCGAACATTACCACGCTGACGATCAGCAATCCGGCAGCGACAGGCAACGCCTGTAGCTTCACGCTGATCTTTGATGCCAACGGGACGAGCTACACGATCACGTGGCCGACCGCCGTGAAGTGGCCGGGAGGGACTTCGCCCACGATCACGACCACCAGCGGACGCAGCGATATGTTCGTGTTCTACACCAACAACGCGGGCACGACATGGTACGCCATGACCGCCGCCCAAAACTTCGTGACGACCTAATATGCTGGCAGATCGCTTACGGATGACGACGAAGGTTGCCCTTGCAGGGCAGCAAGCCTACACGACGGCTGGTTCGTACACGTTTACGGTTCCCGCTGGGATTACCAGCATTTCGGTGGTGTGCGTCAGCGGCGGGTCTGGCGGCGGAGCGAACGGCGCTTTTAGTGGGTCGGACGGCGGAGGACTTGCATACAGGAACAACATCGCCGTGTCGGGCGGTCAATCTGTGTCTGTTGTTGTCGGAAGCGGAGGAAGCGGTGCGAACATTGGAGGGGATTCCTCTGTCACCGTTAACTCCACTGTTCAGTGTCGAGCTATTGGTGGAGGAGGAGGCGGCACTGGGTTTGTTGGGGATGTTTTTAACATGGGTGGATACGGACCAAGCGGCGGCGGCGGCGGCGGCGCTGGTGGGTACAGTGCCTCTGGCGCGAACGGTGGCTCTGGATCGAGTGGCAACAGTTCCACTGGTGGCGCTGGCGCCGGAGGTGGAGGCGTTTCGTACTCCGGCTACGGCAACAGCGGCATTGGATACTTTTCCAGTTTTGCGGGCGGCAACGGAGGTGGTGGCGGGGTCGGAATTCTTGGCGCTGGGTCTAACGCG